TTTAAAAATACGAATAATAATATTAATAATAATAATATTAATAATGTAATCATAAATACAGAATTACAATTTTGTACAGATTTTACAGATAACAGTTATGGTTATTGTAATAGTAATAATGGATGCTATACAAATAGCGACAAGAATATTTGTTGCCCGTTTTCTTCTTGGGTTGACGGTTCTGGTTGCATTGACCAGAAAGGTGTCTGCATGAGTGGTTCTTCTATTACTTGTAGTAACGTTAGTACAAAGTTTAAAAAATGCAATTCCAATGATTCTACTTGTCCTGATGGGTTAGATAATACGAATGATGATGATGATTATTGGTTTACACCGCCCATAAATCCACATGGCACGCCGTTTGAATGGATGGGGAAATTCAATATTTCAGGAACATATCCGCTGTCAGGAGCATTACTTGCAAGCGGCGGTAGCCACAATAACCAGCTGAATAATAGTTCAATTACCACAATGGGAAGTAGTCGTATATTACTATTAGGTTCTCCGGATTGTAGTTGGATTGATTATGGCAATAATGATTATGGCATGAACAATTTTCAACCTGTACCAGCAATAATAAATTTTGTCGGAAAAACTTTACAATTTGATATGTTATTAACAAATATGGGTAGCAATTTAAATGCTACACTATATCTTACACGACCACCACCAGGATGGCAGAAGTCAAACAGCCTTATATATTGTGATGCAGACCAAACCAGTAATAATTGTACAGAAATTGACATTTTTGAAGGCAATCAATATGGTGCTACATCCACATTGCATGTTTGTCAGAGTGATTCTAATGGTTGCCCTCCGATTGATATTAATGATAATAATGATAATAATAATAGCAATGACCCTCCTGCCAGATTAGGTTGCGGTATTATAGCAGGATGCCAAGCAAAATCTGGTGGGGTAGATGGATGGTTTATGCAAAATGATGATGTATCAATAAATTCTTTGAAAACTTTTACTGTTAAAGCAGATTTTCCACATGGTGGTGGTATGAAGGTTTCATTAATACAGAAAATAAATGGTAGTATTGTTACAAAAACACTGCATGATAGCACTGGATGTACAGATGTAAACCATCCTGATAAATGTGATTTGCCTTGGGAGGGGAACAGTTGGGACAACAGCGATATGTTTCCAAATAACGATACATTACCAAATATGGTAAAGCAAATGAATGATGGGATGTATTTATATTCAAGTATATGGAAAGCTGACCCTCCCACCCTCGCAAAGGACCGAAAGGATCCAAATGCAAATTGGATATCAAAAATAGCATATGATACACCTAAAGGGAATAATGTATTGGATAATGCTCAACTAACTATATCTAATATGCAAATAAATGATTTATAAACCTAATAATGTAACGTAAAATTGAAACTATATTAAAAAGATTGTGCGTTAATACAGTATCATATGGATTTAACACAACGCAAACTTACACGCGCCGAATGGAACAATATTGAAATTCCCGTATCCTCAACCGAAAAACAAATTATTACTATGATTTGCGAAGGCTATTATAATATCAATATTGTTCATAATTATACAAAGTCTTTACTTACTTATCTTAAAATTGCAGCCACTTCACCGATTGAACAATATGTATTTGAGAAATATATCATCCCAGAATTGCTGCCTATTGTTAAAGAGTTTGGTCTCGCAAATATATTAATTAAAAAAGGAAAAAAATATTCAGTTAAAAAGGCCGATGTGATTCGTTTTAGAAACACAGATCAATATCTTTCTACTCAAAAAAGTGAACTATATGAATTTATTATTATTGAACTATTTGCTAAAATGTATCAGGCAAAAACGAAAAGCAAAAAGAATAACAAAAAGAATAACAAAAAGAATAACAAAACAAATAAGAAAACAAATAAAAAAAGTAAAAAAAATATTCATCTATGGCAATATTATTACTATACAATTCATACCATTATGTCTAATCATATTGTGAATGCAAATCCTTTATTCACCTCCTATATTTCAGCTGCCATGGATATCTTACAACCCGACATAGAACTTGCCGAGCTCGTAAAAATGGGAGACACACTCATCGAAAAAAATGATTTGCTATTGAAATATGCCGACGAAACTCTATATTCTCACCAGAAAACCCTATTTACGGTGTGTAAATCACCACATCCGAAATTAATTTCCTATATTGCGCCCACTGGCACAGGAAAAACACTGTCTCCTCTTGGTTTATCGGAAAATCATAAAATTATCTTTGTGTGCGCTGCGCGCCATGTGGGTCTTGCCTTGGCAAAAGCGGCAATTTCTGTGGAAAAGAAAGTGGCATTTGCTTTTGGATGCTCTGATGCAAATGACATTCGTCTTCATTATTATGCGGCAACGGATTATGTACGCAACAGACGAAGTGGCAGCATCGCTAAAGTAGATAATTCAGTGGGGGACAAAGTAGAAATTATGATTTGTGATATTAAATCGTATATTCCGGCGATGCTTTATATGCTGGCATTCAACACGCACGAAGAGATTATTTTGTATTGGGATGAACCAACAATTACAATGGATTATAAAGAGCACGATTGCCATGCAATGATTCATAGAAACTGGGATGAAAATCTTATCCCCAATATCGTATTGAGTTCAGCAACACTTCCATGTGAAGAGGAAATGCAAGAGACGATTATGGACTTTAAATCGCGTCATGAAAATTCTGAATACCATTCTGTAGTGAGTTATGATTGCAAGAAAACGATTCCTATTATTAATAAAGAAGGCTATGTTGAAATGCCACATTATCTTTGCAATACATATCAAGATGTTATAGCGATGGTGAAACATTGCGACGCGTATAAAACATTGCTTCGGTATATCGATTTGAAGGAAGCGATTGACTTTATTGTGTATGTAAATAGCCACCTGTCTTTTCGCGATAAAAGATATAGCTTGGAGACACACTTCCAAAATCTAGAGACTGTTACTATGAGTGAAATCAAGCTTTATTATTTACAGCTTCTTGGAAATCTCGATAAGAGTGCATGGCCGTCGGTTCGAGAACATATGAGTTATGTTCGTAAAAAACGACATGAATCTAATATTTATGTTTCGACAAAAGATGCAAAGACATTGACAGACGGACCAACCATTTTCTTGGCTGATAATGTTGAAAAAATTGCGACATTCTGTTTAAAGAGTTCCAAAATTCCTGAAATGGTGCTTCGCGATATTCGAGCGGCGATTCAATACAATGATACAATTAGTCATAAAGTAGATGTCATGCAAAAAACGCTTGATGATGGCACAAAAAAAGACCAGGATAAGGAAAAAAAAATGAGCGAGGGGCGGATTGACCCGGCAATGAAACAACTCATGACAAAGATTCAAGACATGATGGCTTCAATCAAAACAGTCTCCCTTAATCCAATGTTTGTTCCAAATACGCGCGAACATATGGAGCGTTTTCATGGCGCGGACTCTAATCATACACAATCCAGGCCATTTACGTGTGATATTACAGAAGCTATTGTGGAAAAAATTATGAAAATTAATGATATTGAAGACACATGGAAGATGCTTTTACTTATGGGAATAGGCGTATTTGCTTCGCATAATAGTATTTCATACATGGAAGTGATGAAAGAGCTCGCGCAAGTACAAAAACTATATTTAATTATTGCTTCAACAGACTTCATTTATGGTACGAACTATCAGTTTTGTCATGGATATATTTCTAAAGACTTGGGATACATGAGCCAAGAAAAATGTATTCAAGCAATGGGTAGAGTAGGTAGAAACAAACTTCAGCAAGATTATACATTCCGTTTTAGAGAGAACGACCTTATTCATAAACTATTCACAAATGATGATAACAAACCCGAAGTTAAAAATATGGCGAGACTATTTAATGGTGAATAATATAATTAGTATTTCAATTATCCTAAATAATGCAATTCTATCAATATTATAATATTTTCTATAGTATTGATATGTTGAAGACAATTGGAAAAGTTGCAATGCATACTACTATGACTCTTGGCGCAGCGTGGTTAGCCTCAATTGTGTATTGTAAAACATCTGCTTTTATGAAAGATAATACTACGAACCAAGACAGCTATAAAATTACCAAAACCGGTTTAGGTGCGTCTATGTTAGTGGGTGCGACAATAGGTTTAGGTAGTTCTATTATTTTTATTTCTGATAGCTTAATACCCAAAAATGTAAATAATCTGTATGCCAGTAAAGAAGTTATAGAACGTTGTTCAGGTGATTAATTTTATGCTTTGGCGAAGTTGATGCTTTAGCGAAGTTGATGCTTTAGCGAAGTTGATGCTTTAGCGAAGTCGAAGAACAAGATGCAGTGTAGATTCTTTTTGAATATTATAATCAGCAAGCGTTCTCCCATCTTCGAGTTGTTTTCCAGCAAAAATAAGCCGCTGCTGATCTGGAGGAATTCCTTCTTTGTCCTGGATTTTATGTTTTACGTTCTCGATTGTATCTGCTGCCTCTACGTCTAGTGTAATGGTTTTTCCAGTAAGTGTTTTCACAAATATCTGCATATAATACTATATATGCAGATATTTTTAAGCTGATTTATAATAAAATTATAACTTTATCGGTTTATTCTTTGTCTATTCGCCTAATAAATGGGGATTGTATGTACCTGGATAGTGATGAGGATGAGGTTCAGGATGGGGAGGAGGAGGAGGAGGATGTGGATGAGGACGAGGATAAGGACGAGGTTCCGGAACAGGGCTAATCGCGCTTGCAAAACCCATTTCGAAAACAAACAATACGATAATAATACCACTTACTACAAGTAATATGTCGTTATCTAACATTATAGTATATATAAACATATAAACTTGGGAAGATGTTTATATATTATGCTAAATAAGGATATGTTATATCTTATTCGAACCTAGTGGGGAGAGACATGTTTGTGTAATATTGAATTCTAACTATATCATTTAGTTGAATAATTTGATTAGTTGCTATACGCCAAGCCGCCCATGCCGCTCATGACACGGAGGACGTTGTAGTTCGTGGCGTAGACGCGGACCTTGGCAGTCTTGGTGCCCTCAACAGTAGCGTTGGAGAGGACAAGCTGTAAAGTGGCCGAATCGATTCGCGAAAAGTTGCAAGTGCCTGATGGCTGGTGCTCCTCGGGGCGGAGAGCGAAGGAGTAGACGTTTACACCAGTATCGGGGGAACGAGTGTGATGCTGGAACGGCTGGACGAGATCGAAATAGGTTCCTTCGCGCTCGGAGAAGCGATCCTGGCCGTTAAGCTGAAGCTTGGCAGTCACGACAGGGTTCTCGCCCCAGCAGTGCTTCATAAGAGCGCTCTCGGAGAGGACGAAGGTACCGGCGTCGGAAACGGTGGAGCCATCATCGTGTGCGGTGGCGTCGCCGCCCAGCGCGCCGGTCTTGCCGTTGTGCAAACCGCCGGCCCAGTACTGGCCGTCGCTACCTTTCACGACGTCGCCGCCGCCGGCATTCATGCCTGGCCACTCACCCTCCGCGGCTGCGTCAGCAGCACCAGGGTCGGCAAAGGCGCCGTAGCGGCTCACGAAAGCCTCATCACCAGGACCTGTACCAGCAACTGCATCGGCACCACCGAATGCGTGGATGGCATTAGGGAGTACATCTACCGCATCGGTGTAGTTGAAAGGCTGTGCGCCGAGGAGGGTGTAAAGATGGGTGCCGCACTCGAGGGAGCTGCAGTAGTCGACGTTCTCGTCGGGCTGGACAACCCAGATAAGCTCCTTGCAAGGGTGATTGAAATTGAGCTTAATCTTGTTGGAAGAGGAACCGACAGACTCGTCACCAGTGAACTGAAGCTGCTCAATGAGGTACTCATGGGGGTTCTGTGCCATACGGCGGCGCTCGTCGGTGTCAAGGAAGACGTAGTCGACGTAGAGCGAAGCAGCTACAAGAGACTGGTTGTAGGCAGTTGTAACCTTGACGTTCGTGCCCGACGGACTGGCGGCCGTGTTGGGGCAAGTAAGGGTGTTTACGGCCCAAAGACACTCATCGATGGGGCGGAGGTCGAGATTAATCTTAACCTCGTGGTACTGAAGAGCGATGAGGGGAAGGGCGAGGCCAGGATTGCGGCAGTACCAGAACTGAAGAGGTACGTAAAGAGTGGTCTCGGGAAGCGCGTTGCGCGGTGCGCATACCTGGCGGGGGCCGTTGGCATCACAAGGACCGTCGACCGCAGAGAAAGAGGGGTCAGTGATGTAGGTAAGCTGGGTAGTGTTGCCAATCATCTTATTGTAGCCAACCTCCTGCTCGGCAGAGAGAGTGAGCTGATTCCAGATGTGCATCCAATCT